ACTGTCGGCAGCCCGCAAAACGCACGATCCTGAAAGTCCGACTTCGCGTGGAGGATTCAATCTGCCGCGTAAGTCACTGACAAGGAATGGGATCACGGCATCCGATTGAGTCAAAATGCCGCCGCGACACAGGCATGCTAGAGTGATGGCCATGTTCCTGCGGAACATCGGGCCATGTTCGATGTGGATGCGGCGCTGGGCAGCGCGGCTGAACCTTGACCGATTGCATCCGGCCATCGGCTGTTGGATCTTCGTCGATTATCCTCAACCGCCAATAACCCAAGCCGACATCCTGCGGGCGCAACAGATTGAGCGCATGCTGCGTGCGCGCAGAGGGCAGTGTTAGAGTGAGTCCATGTTCCGGCTGGTGAAAACGCTCGATACCGGCGACCCCGCGTACTTCCTGCTGTGTGATCACCGGCAGTGCATGGATGCGCGGCGCGGCGCGGCCATCGTGTCGAACGGCGACGACTACCGGCTAACTAAGAAGAACTTCCTTAAGGCCGCGATAGAAGAGGGCTGGTGGGTGGATTTGGAGGGAGCCTTCTGCCCGGCGCATGCTCGCGATCTGCTGCACGCGGCGCATGAGGCCGAGGAGAGGTCGAAGCAGGTAGTGACTCCGGCGGCGCGGGACGTGCTGGCATTCGGAAGGGGCAAATGAAAAAGAAGCCGCCGACCAAGCAACCAACTAAGCAGCGCGTGGTTAATGTCGGTGGCGCGGCGCTCGCGCGCGAGACCGGCTTTTCGCCAGCCGCTATCAGTAAGAAGCTGAAGCAGGGCCGCACGCCCGATCAGATTCGTAAAGAGGCAGCGCGGCGGCAGGGCCGGGTGTACGGTCCCGGCACGCCACCGAAGACTAAGGCCGAATACGAGCTGGTCGCGGAGACGCGCGACAGATACGACGCGCTCGAAGATGCCAAGTTGCGCCGCGCGAAGGCGCTGGCCGAGCGCCAGGAGATCGAGAACATGCTGCGGCGTGGCGAGCTGATGCCGGTGGCCTATGTGCGCCAGTGGGCCTCGCGCTTCCTGGTCGACGGTCGCGACGAGCTATTGAGTGGCCCGAGCCAGTTGGCCGATGCCTTGGCTGCAGAGAGCGATGCGGTGAAGGTGGAGGCGATCTTGCGCGCGTGGATCGAGCGCGCCATCGCGAAATTCGAGCAACTCAAACAGCTCTGGGAAGGCGGCCTAGATGCCGAACGGGTGGCGTGACGATGCGGCGATGTCGTTAACCCGGCTATTAGCGATCTTTTTGCTGATGCTGGCGTTGGTGTTCACCTTTGGGGCGATGGGTGGCTCCCTCCCTCTCTGGTTGCCGCTGCTGCTGGTGATCGTTGCGATGCTGGTGCGGCTGACGCTCAGCCGGGAGTGAGGAGAGTGCTAAGATGACGGCCCGGAAAACCCTTACGGTTCCAAATCTCCTGCGTGCATTGGATGAGCTTCGCCTGCGGGGTGTCAGGCTTCTTAATGGGAAAAGGTTGAAGATAGCGCCACGGAAGGAGAACGTGCGGTAAATGGCCGCCACCGGCCAGAGCTGGATGGTCCCCGGCTTCCCCTGGCCGCCGCTGTTCGAGGAGCTGCGCGAAGTCTTTCGACTGCGGCCCAAAGTGCCGCTCGCGGAATGGGCTGAAGCCAACATCCTGCTGTCGCCCGAGTATTCGAACTCGACGGGCCCGCTGATGCTCTTCGGCTGGCAACGCGCGATCTTCTCCGCCATCACCGATCCCACCATCGAAACGGTGGTAATTATGTCGAGCACCCAGGTCGTGAAGAGTCTCGCGATCATGTGCGCCATCGCCTACTGGATCGTGGAGGACCCCGGCCCGATCCTGCTGGTCGAGCCGAAGAAGGACGCGGCCAGGGATTTCTCGAAGCGCCGGCTGATGCCGATGAGCCGCGACTGCCAGATCCTGCACGGGCGCATCTCCGGCAGCGTCCACGACGGTCAGAATACGATCCAGTCGAAGGATTTTCCCGGCGGAAATTTGCTGATCGTGTCGGCGCGGACGCCGGTCGATTTGGCCCAGCATACGATCCGCTATCTGGTGTGCGACGAGATCGACAAGTACGATGAAGACGTCGGCGGCAGCGTCGAGCGCCAGGGCGAAGGCGATCCCATCGATCTCGCCTGGGAGCGCGCTATGACGTTTGGCTCCCGCCGCAAGCGCGTGCTCGCCTGCTCGCCGACCGTGGCCGGCCAGTCGCGCATCGGCAAGGCCTTCGCGCTCTCCGATCAGCGGAGGCCGTGGGTGCCGTGCCCGCACTGCGGCACGATGCAGGTGCTGCGGTTCCGCGACCGCTCGGGCTACCACGTGAAGTGGGACAGTTCGCTCGCTCGCGAGCTGCAACCGGCCACGGCGCGCTATCACTGCGTCCAATGCGATAAGCCCTGGACCGAGCAGGAGCGCTGGACGGCCTGCAACCATCAGGTCGAATGGAGGCCCGATAAGCCCGGCGGCAACGTCGCCGGATTCTGGGTGAACCATATGTACGTCCCGCCGACCTGGAAGACGGCGGCCTCGATCACGCAGCACTTCCTCAATGCGAAGGACGACCGGCAGAGTCTGAAGACCTGGATCAACACCGTGCTGGCCGAGGAGTGGGTCGAAGAAGGCGTCGCGCCGGAGAAGGAGCTGCTCCACGCGCGCCGCGAGCCGTATCCGTTCGGCGACACGGCGGTGGTGCCGCAGCGCGGGCTGTTCTTAACGGCGGCAGTCGACGTTCAGGAGTCACCGCCGCGCTTGGAGGTCGAGATCAAGGCCTGGGGCCGGGGCCGCGAAAACTGGTCGATGGGCTACTGGATACTGCAGGCATTCGCGGAGAACGGCCAGGAGCTGCCAGTCAGCTCGCGCGAACTATGGGACCGGCTGGCCGAGCTGCTCTATCGCGACTGGCCGCATGAGTCGGGCCATCATCTGCCGATCCTCGCGATGTGCATCGACACCGGCACGAACCCGAAGCCGGTATACGAATTCGCCAGAAGGCCGGGGCACCATCAGCTCCACTACGGGCCGCAAGGCATCAAGCTGATCGCGCATCGCACCGTCGTGCCGGTGAAGGGCATGCCCGATCACCTGCGCATCATCGCATCGATTTCGAAGGAGGATGCCGCGCGCCGCCGGCAGGGCGTGCGGATCGTGGGCATCGGCACGGCATGCGCGAAGGCCGAGATCTTCGACCTGCTGCGGCATGCGCTGCCGAATCCCGATGAGAGCCCTTCGCCGGGCTGCTACCACTTCCCGCTATACGACATGGTTTACTTCGAAGGCCTGACAGCCGAGGTCAAGATCGTGAAGCCGAACGGCGACGTGATCTATGAACAGCGCGGCCCGCGCAATGAACCGGTCGATTTGGCGGTCTACAATCGCGGCGCGGCAGCCATTGTCGGCATCGACCGCATGGGCGAGGAGCACTGGCGGCGTTTCGAGCAGGCCGTCACGCCGATAGGCGGCACCGCGCCTCCGCATGTGCCGCCGCCGGCATCGGTAGCGCCGCCGCAGGCCGCGCCGACCATCCAGCCCGGCCAATTTCGGCCCGTGCGCGGGGGCTTCCGGCGGGACTAGGCATTTCACCCAGGGCCTCTTACGCTCGAAACCGCATGGGGTTTAAGATCGGAAGTATGAAGCTATACCCACCACTCGGTTATTTTCTTTGCGAATGCCACGATTTTCGCTGCTCTGAGCCAGTTGCGATCTCTGGAGAGGAATACAGCGCCCTGTTGCCCAACACATTTGTTGTCGCGGACGCCTGCGCGTATGCGCCGGATGCGCCGATCATCGAACAGAGAAATGGATATACCGTGCGCGAGGGAGCGCGGTTCGTGGATTTCCAGAAAGCCCCGCCGCCGAGAAAGGCTGAAATTCTCCCGTTCCGCCGTCCAACCCAAAAGTAGGTGAATTATGATCTGCCCTCACTGCGAACACGAGCTGACACCGGAAGAGATCAAGACGATCTGGGCCCGATATACCAGCTCACTGGCCTCGCCGCACGCCGGCCCCGGCAGGCCGCGCCGGAAGAAGCGCTGCCGCTGCGGCGCGATGACCCTGAAGATGGCCAAGCAGCGCTACCACAACTGCCCGCCGAAGGTGAAGAAGGAGGCCGCTTGAAGGCCAGCAAGCCAAAAGTCAAATTGTCACGGGAGCTTAAGCGCGCCCTGGATGAGGATGTTAAAAGACTTGCAGCTAAGTACTGCTTCAATGACGTGAGGCGCTTCAGAAAATACTACGTGGAGATGTATGGCGAAGAGCCACGGGAAACCCTGCTGCGAGGTCTCCTAAACACGATGAAAGAAGATGGCCCGGTGCAGTGAATCCGGGGTACAATCCGCCCATGAGCCCGACACCGCCGATCTCCCAGGCAACGCTCGATGCGCTCAACATGGCCATCGCGAGCGGCGTGCGCGTGGTGCGCTTCCAGGACCGCACGGTCGAGTACTCCTCCGTGAGCGACATGATCAAGGCCGCAGCCTACATCTACCAACTGCTGTACCCAGGCGGCGGCGGCCCCACGGGCACCGGCTACCGGCAGATCCGCATGTACACCAACAAAGGCCTATGACGCAGCCCAATGTCCTGCCCGCCGCGAAGAAAGCCGTCATCACTCCGCGCGCGGCGCTGATCTCGACCATCCGCACGTGGTTTCTGTACCGCGATGAAGCGCTGTGGGCGTTCGTCGGCGGCACTGAACCCGACATGCCCCTGGAGGAGATCGTGATCGCCGACGACGTGATGACGTGCATCACCGAGACCAATGCGGCGTGCAGGCGAGCCTGGGCCATGGCTGAGAAGATTGCGAAGGAGAACGAGCAGAAGGCCTCGACCGTGATGCGCGAAGCCATCAACGAGCTGCTGGCCACCGAGCGACCGGGATTCCTGCTGGCGCTCGATCATATAGTCGGCTCTTTCTGAAGAATTTATTGACATCGGAACTTCGCCTGCGGCAGAATCGCCTTGGTGGTCCCGTGTTGGTTTCCGCAACCATGCCAGCGCCAGAGAGTCGCGTGCCAGCAGCACTGCAGTGCTAGAGCCAGAGACTAAGTGCCAGCGCAAAATGTGGCGGGACCACCCCTTCACTTTCCTCCTAGCTGCGCTATCATCGTCGCAACGCCATGGCGTCGGCACGCACTATCGGTCGGCTGCACGATATCCCGTCCCTGACGACGCCGACCGTTCTCAACCGGCAGGCGCAAGGTTCATTCCCGCCGCAGTACACCGGCTACACCGGCTCCGGGTCGCCCTACGAAGCTACCGGCACGGGCCGACGGCTGGCCACTTGGAATCCGTCGCGCATGGGCCCCACTACCTCGCTCTGGTCGACGCGCGACCTCATGCTGGCGCGCTGCCACGACGAGGTGCGCAACAATCCGCTGGCCGCAAGCGCGGTGGACAACTTCGAGTCGCAGATCGTCGGCAACGGCATCAAGCCGAAGTGGAACAACCTGCCCGAGGAGCGGAAGCTCCAGATCGAGCGCGAGTTCAGGCTGTCGGCGCTCACCAACAACTTCGACTACAACGGCCTGTGCGACTATTACGGCCTGCAGGCGTTGGCGGCGCGGGAGATCTTCGAGGGCGGCGAGGTCTTCGTGCGCCGGCACATCCGGCCCGTCGGCTGGTCCGCCAACCCCAACGTCAAGCAACCGATGCGGGTGCCCTTCCAGCTCCAGTTGATCGAGGCCGAGCAATGCCCGATCTGGTTAAACATCACAGCCACGCCTGGGCCTATCGTCGCCAAGCCGGGCTCGGTGGTCCGCACCGGCAAGGAGTTCGATGCGCAGGGGCGGCTGGCCGCCTTCCATCTGTATCAGGAGCATCCCGGCGAGACGATGTTCTTCACTTCGACGGCGCTGAAGTTCATCCGCGTGACGTCGGATCACATGCTGCACTGCTACAAGCCGTTCCGCGCCGGCCTGCTGCGCGGGCAGCCCCATCTCGCGAGCGTACTGGTGCTCTTGCACGAATTGACCAAGTACACCGATGCGTGCGTGGTCGCCAAGCAGATCCAGTCGATGTTCGCAGGCTTTGTCACCAAGATCAACCCGGAAGGCGACGTCATCCCGACGGATTTGCCCGGCACCGCCCCAGGCTCGCCGGCGAATGGCTACGTTCCGCCGGAAGTCCGCATGGCCGAGCTGGAGCCCGGCTCGATCAACGTGCTCTATCCCGGCGAGGACATCCGCTTCCCCACGCTGCCGCAGAACAACGATCTGCAGACCTTCATGAGCACGATGTTGCATCAGTTCGCAGTGGGCATCGGCGCGACCTACGAACAGGTCACCGGCGACCTGCGCGGCGTGAACCTCTCCTCGATCCGCGCCGGCGTCCAGGACGCGCACCGCAAATGCGAGCAGTGGATTTACAACGTGCTCGTGACTCAGTTTTGCGAGCCGACACTCCGCTGGTGGCTGGACGAAGCCGTGCTGTCGGGCCGCCTGAACCTGCCGGGCTATGCGGAGGAGCCGGAGCAGTACCTGGATGTGACC